GGTAGGCGTGCTAGTTGGAGTATCCAATCCCAAAGGAAGAACAAATCCTTGCATTTGGATCTGATAGACTTGATCCGGCACTGGCATAAACTGGAATTCGTTTTGGAAGAACAACACGCCCTGTGGTCGGTTGCCTTGGTACGCAATATATTTATCGTAAACCGTTAAGGCAGAGTTAGGTGCAACTCCGAATGTGGCTGAAAAGGCTCCCGTCAGATAGTTGATTGTGCCGTAACCGGTTGTAGGAGCAACGGGCTCTAAAATTCCCTGTCCGTTATCTTGTAAGACTTGCACGCTGTCGGTGATAAAATAGCTTCCTGGTATGATCGGAAAGCCTTGAGTATTCCCCGTGAAAGTGAACTGAGACCCAGTACCGGCAGCAACAACATCAACATTATACTGTTGTGGCCAATCCTGCAAAAAAATGTCAGGGTCTTCGTAAAAAATGAGCGGAAATCCATCTGCGTATGCTCCTGGTGAATCGGTTAAATACGCTCCCGGGAACGAATAAACGTTGATCCCAGGAGTCGTTTTAAAGGTCAGATAGTTGTTCTGAATCTGCACCTTCAACTCATTTGGCATCTTGTAAATGTAGTAGTTGTTTATGTACGCATTTACAGTCGCATCGGATGCCTGATCCGTGCTCGGGGTCCCCGTGATGTTTCTAAACTTCACATTTATGTTAGAAAGGGTCCAACCCGAAGTGGATATGCTCATTATGCCGCTCTCCGTGGTGCCGATCTGCACTGGAATATGTAGCGGCGAGATTCAATGAAGGACTCGGGATGGCCGTCAACGCCTTTTCGATACGAGTATTGAGGCTCATTGCAAGACTCAAGGTGATCAATCACTTCTTCTGGAAGCTCGTGTTCTAGCCCGTGATATAGCGTGTAATTCTTCAATGGATGTGTTGCACTTGCGTAGTGAAAACAAAGGGCGACGCCCGGATCTCTGTTATTCAAAAACACAAATTTCTTCATTTTTGGGATGGACTTTGCGATCACAATCTTTTCTGGATCATAAGCCTGGATTGGAGGAAGCCCCTCTGGGTTTTCTTTAAGTAAGTTTTCAGCAATCACTTCTGATTTCGCATCATTAAGTCTTTGCATCTTGCGTGGTCTTGCCATGTTATTGTCCTATAAAATGTTCTGGAATGGGGTGTTAAAAGTTTGCTGGCCTTGAGTCTGCGTGACCGGCTGGCCTGTATCGATGCAGATCACTCCGCCGCCTCTATATGCTGGGAATTGCGTGGAGTTCACATCTACAACGAACTGAGTGCTATTTAAAACGTCTACAATGAGGCAAGTGACGCCGTTGATAGGTAACATACCTTGCACCTGTTTGACTGTAACCTGGGTCACGTATTGGTCCTTTACGGTAAATGAATAGGTTGGACACGTGATCGTAGCCTGTGAGGCATTCGTGATGCCTGTAATGGGATAAACTGTCTGGAGCCATTCGTTTGGAGATGGATACGTGACAGATGGAGGATTGCCCACAGTTTACCTTTTGTCTCTAAATAAAAGTTTACACTAAAGATACAAGGCTGTCAAAAAAGACAGCCCTGGTCGAATCTAATTCAACTAGAGGCAGATCTCGTTCTGCCCCTGCAACGAAAGCCTTATGCGCTAGTAAAATCCGCATCCAGGTAAGCAACATATTCCCACAAATCACTTGTGTTCACCATCAAAGAAGTGCCCATCGTCAATCCGATCGTTCCTGCGTTATAAATAGGAGCGTTCAAAATTTGCGAAGTGTTCGTCTGAGCAGGTGGGAATCCAGGCGCATTTCCAGAAGACAATTGTCCCCCTTGCAGCGCTGGAATACCAGTGATAATGTTGGCGATACCACCACTAACATAGCTGGAGAACCCAGTTGTGTTAATGTTGACTACGAAACTTCCGCTAGTCGCGCTCTGAACAACGCCCCGTAGAGTGTTGATCTGAGTCATACCTACGACGTTGCTGAAGGTCACAGTGGTGACTCCGTAGTCGTTAGAAGTAAAGCTGTTAGCCGCCGTGATCACAGCCTGTGCTGCTTTAGAGATCCCCGTGATCGCCAAATTAGACGAAGGGAACAAAGAAGCATCAGGAGTTGCGTAAGGAGTGAATCCGTTCGAAACAATGAGACCAAAGCTCATTACACCGTCTGCGCCAGATGTCCAGTTATAAGCCGAACCGTTAGCGAGATCGTTGTACCACTCGGACATCAAAACTTGAGGTTCAGCTGGATAGCTTCCGCCCGAGTTGTAAGTCTGAGTGTAGTTGGTCATTTTAAAATAGCTAGGGATAAATCCCAGGACTAAGTTTTGGGCAACGCCTCCATCTGCAACGGAGAAGGTGCCTTTTCTGATAACTGCCATAGTGTCTCCTTATGCCGAAGCCAATGTTGAAGTCATTCTGGTAATCCAGTTGTCATTGAGGATACGAGTAGCGAATGGATATTTATACCCAACCGTTCCGCGCTGATTCAATGGGTCGGCAGTACCGGAAGCCCCGAGAGGTTTCACGATAAATTCAGCCTCTTTGGCTCCAAGACGAACAACGCCGTATGCTTCTTGTCCAAGGACAAAAGAGCTATAGACGTTAGGCGACGCGCCGTTGCTGTAACCGTTGGTGTTCAACAGCCAGCGAACGTTACGCGTTGCGCCCCACTCTGCTTCCAGAGCATTCATTGGGTTTGGATAGTTAGCAGCTTGGATAAAGCTGGAAACTGCTTCCAAATCAGACTGCATGTCAACCGACATGAAGCCCCAGTAGGAGCTACGTACGGGACTTGTGCCGAATTTATTCTCGCCAGGGAGAGGATTCGTCATCAATCGCGCATTGCCCTGTCTCAAAGCAACAATCGCAGTTTGGATATCTGCGTCTGTAATCTCAGTCGGCGATTGGCCGTTTAGTCCATGCGAACACGCAATGGTGCTGGCCGTCGACACCATCATATCGCGGATAAGCGTATCCAAGGTCAAGCCGAGTTGGAGCGAAAGAACTTTCGTTGCTTCGTTTAAAACTCGATCCTGCACGACATATTGTACCTGATCCGTTCGAAAAAGGTCTGTTACTTTTATGACCACGTCGCAGTGGCGGAGGGTCTTGTTATTCCCCTCTCCCATGATTTCTCATAGGGCCCGACTATCGCATCACCTTTCGGTGTTTTCTCACTTAGTCTGTCACGGTTGAATATAAATTCCGATTATAATCATTCCGCCTTGTTGTCCGTCCGCTTAAGCGGCGAGGAGATCCAAGTCAATTAGAGAAAATTTATTTACTGCACCACAACGGTTTTTAATGGTGCAAAACGATCCATACCATTGGACCTGCGCTTTAAAGTCGGTAACCGACAGTTGATCGCCTGGAGGCGTTTGCCCATCGGTGAGGGGGACCGACGCAGCTGTAAGAGTACCATATCTTCGGAATACCATCTGGTCGCCCGAATTTAAAGGGATCTGCCGTTTTTGCGCGAACAAATCGTAGATGAAGTATGGTCTCGCGAGAGCCAGCAACAATCTATCGAAGTATGTTCTCACTTCTGGCGGCAGTTGTGTTAAACCTGTAATTGCCATTTTGTTTCTCTGTTATTAGATCGCTTCTAAATGTTTCGAGGCGAACTTCATGAAATCGGCATCACTCATCGTCTCGAAGTAGTCCGCTTGACTTAAAGCGCTTTGGCCGCCCGCTTGAGCCAGAGTTCCTGGCTTGCGTGCATTGGCGACTATTCTTTGAGCATCGTTGCTCTTTTGAGGTTGTGGTGCTGGTGCTTTCAGTTGCGCCTCTAATTCCTGGATTCGCTGAGCTTGGGCGTTTCTTTCCGCGTACATTTTCGTGTACTGATATGCAAAGAGAGCCTTGTTCTCCGCGCCTCTAAGACCTTGAAGAAAAGCTGGATCTGTTTCTGCTAGTTGTTTTCCGTGTTTTGCTAATACTTCCGCATAGTCGGGATACTTGTTAGCGACCTGCAATTCCTCGATCTTCTCGTTGTAAGCGCTCTCCCTTTCGTTCCAAGCCTTTCGAAGCTCTCCAACATTCGGGATATCGTTATCCTCCATGCCTTCAAACATCTTCTTAGGTTGGGCCTCAGGTTGACGCTGCATCTGATTAACTCGAAGCATGTCAAGTTGGAGCTGATGCTCCCGCTTTTCTAGTTCCCTTTCTGCTTTTAGCCGCTCAACGCTTTCGGATAGAGCCCTGAAATTTAGAGCCTGCGCATCTTCCTGTTGCACTGGAGCCGCGACTGGTTCTGGCGCTGTTTGTGCAGCAACAGCCTCATTCGCTGCGATTGCCTCAGGAGGAAGCACAGGATATTCGTACTCATTTCTCGCGTAAGAGTTAATTGGTTGTGGCTCCACGGCGGCTGGAGTCTCTATTTCGCCCGCGTAATTCTTAATGTCGATTGTCATTGCATTCCCTGCGTGATCTAATCTTAGGACAGAAGCACTCCCATGCTTTGCCCGACCTCCATGATCCGAACGGACTGATCACTGCGCTCTTGTGAGAGAAGTGATTCGTCGAGCGGTACATCAGGAGGGATGGATAATTCTGGTACAAAATCAAACTTGCCGTTCGCATGGTCGACATACCACACCAGCAGACCGATGATCTTTGGTGGTTTCTGTCGATAGAAGCGGAACGATTGTCTAAATGCACCTGGATTTGCTTTGTCTTGCTTTGCAGCGAAGACCACATAAAAGGGCTCCCTATCGCTTTTGAGGCCATTTGCGAACTCTTCGGCTTTCGCCCAGACGTCGCGTCCCCAAGCTTCCCGGCTTTCTCCCATCTCTTGTGTCATTTAATACTCCGAGGGTGATTCCCAGTCGTAGTGCTTCATTTGACCGGAGATTTTTTTAGAATCGGATTTGCATCCTTTCTCCCCAGCCTGTCCGTAGGCAATGTCCATCGCCTCTTTCTTCATGTCGTCTACGCCCATGCCGGACATTTGATGCCCGTGTTTTGGGACGCTTGGACGATCCATTTCGTGCTCGTAGCTACCTTTTTTCATTTACTTGCCCTTGTGCATTTTCTTTAGGGTTTCTGCCAACACAGCGCGTTTGCGAAGTGCCGGGTTCTTTGAGTGCTCAGCCTTTTTAATCTTGGCCTCCGGGATTTTCTCCCCTTCTTTCACACCCAACTCTTTATGGAGCGCGCCTTTATGCTTAATCGCCCCTTGAATCCATTTTTCTTTAGCCATTTTTCCTCGGTTGATGCTGGTTTCGCGTTTCTTTGGCTCTGGTATTGTAATCGCCTGAATCAGCCGAAGGAGGTTCTGCGGAATAGCCATAAGGCCGTTCTTCTGCTTGCACCCGGGAGTCCAATTCGCGCGAGTAAGAATCTTGAGGAACGGGATGGCGGTAATCGTTGTCTTTGCTCATAAAAGCCTTTGTTTCTGTTAACAATTCTAAATAAAAGTTTACAGCATGCGTAAAAATTTACAAGTTTATTTAAGCTTCGGAAGGCTTAGCAGTTGGCGTAGCTCCAGTTTCTTTCCCTTCCAATTCTTTGATAAAAGCAAGTTTGCTTCTAAGATTCTCAATATCAATGGACTCTAATTCCTTAATGGCCTTGATCAGATTAAGGGCTCCCGCAGTGCGTTCTTCTTCGGCTCGAGTCATCCGCTCGGCGCTCAGCGCTGCATCCAAGCCCACTTTGTTGAGCCGTTCCGCCGCCAGCGCGCGATCAGAATCCGCTTTCGCCTCGACCGCGTTTGTGACCGTCGCTTGGTTCTGCATCTGGAGTTGCATTGCTTGCTGTTGCTGTTGCTGCGCTTGTTCCGCTTGAGCCGCCAATAACTGTTCGAGCTCTTTCTTGCCGTGCAGATTGGAATTCTTAATGATCAGGGAATCGGGGATCGTCACGCCAATTGATTTAAGCCCCATTAACTGCACAAACTGATTCTGTTTCTGGGTATCAGTCAAGATGCCTTCCTCAACCGATACGTCATAACGACCAAAGGCTTTGGAATAGAACTCGGGCGTCGGCTCTTTCTTCGTGATTAAGCGGATCTTCTCTGGAGTATAGTTCTCTTGTACCAACGCCAGGACTTTCTTGCCCAATAGGCGTTGGGATTCTCTCAACCCATCGAATATGTCCTGTAGATTGACTAAGCCCGCATCCTGACGCATTTTAGCCAGAGTCCCAGCCGTCTCCACTTTGTCATTATCGGTCATGCCAAACAGCTCTTGGTTCACTCCCGCGATCTCCATCATGTCTTTCTCGAATTCTCCTTCGAGTTGGAACATCGAGGCTGGAATATCGGCTGCCTGTAGGCGCTGAATGTCCGTCATTTGAGCTTCTGGTTTCAGCCAGATTACCTGACCTTGACCCGTTTTATACAAAGAGGAAGGATTGCTAACTGAGTTTGTCTTTGCAATGAAGCCTGAATTGAGTTGATTATCTAATATATCAACCATTTTCGATCTACGTTTATTTATCTCTGTCTGCGGATCTCTAACTATCCTAACTAAAGATTGAATCTTCCAAGTATATAGATCGTAAGAAGGCTCAAAAGTACAAAAGAAAGGAACAAAAGGATAATCATTAAGACCTCCCGGATCAGTTCCATAATATAATAATTCTCCTTCAACTATAATTCCGAGTTCAACGGAGCGAACTGGTTTCTTGATCACTTGGATGTTAGGGAACATCTTCTGGAATAGGAAGAGACGCTTTTTGTCGCCATCCCACTTCTTCATCTCACCGGTCTCCATGTCAACTAATACGTTTTTAGTTTCCCATTTCGTGCGCCAGTATTCGTTATAATTCAAAAGCTTCTGCATCCCCCATTGTCTAGCATAGGGCATGTAAGTAAATTTATCGTCTCTACTTCCCCAAGGCAATCGGTCGATCACATCTTGCTTTTCAGGGATAAGACTTGTGACCTCAGTTCTCGATAAATACTTTCGCCGAGCAATGAACGAGCAATCAGATAGGTCTTTCTTAGTGAGGAATGGGTCCATGATAACCGCGTTCCAGCAATCGTGGTGCAGTCGGATATCTCCTGACACTGGATCAGATCGGTAATCGAGCCACGGCGAAACAAAAGACATCCCAGTAGTGAGAGCACCTTTAAATGCCTCACTGATGACCTCGTAGCCATCGGCATATTGCATGACATATTGGACGGCATCTGACATAATCTCGGCCGTAAGCTCAGATGAATCTTCAATAGGGCTGATAATTGTGGATAGTCGGTTCTTGCGCTGATATCCCTGTACCAAATTAATGAGTCGTCGGATCTTATTGTATGTGAAGGAGGAGCGTCTTTGGTTATTGAGGTAGGAGAGTTCTTCCAAACTCCATTGATTACCAAGATAGTATGAAAGATCCTTATACGCTTCGGCATAGTAGGTATTCCACAACTGATAGGCGCGCTGGTAGGATTCATTGAAGTCCTGAATTACATCTTGATGGAACTCTAATCGAGTGTCAGAAGCAACTTTTTTCTTATATTCGTTCAAAAAATCTTTAGAATCTGCGGACTTGGAGTAGTCGGACATGGGGCTGGACATTAGTCATCCTGTGACATTTAACCCCATTGTATGAAATCTAAATGAAAGTTTACAGCACTTTTAAATTAATGCTCCTTTTACTACTATGGAATCACAAGACTCTCGTGTCCCCACTGCAGTGGTGGGGAACGTTATTTATCTTCGTCTCTATTGAGCATGTCTTGCCCCGACGCAATCTCGTAGATTTCGACCAGGCTTTCTTCCAAGCTTTTCAGTCCATAAGCAACCGAATTAAACGCTTCCCACTTCTGCCCATCTGGTTTTTCCATCATGCTATCGGCGTAATCTTTAGTACGTATTGTATCCATGATGTCGAAAACAGAATGCCCCAAAAGCACGTTTATTCTCTCTAGGATGCGTCCAAGATCTTCCACCCTCTGTCTCATGGGCACCCACCTTGCCAATAGGCGCTTGGAAGCTGATAAACCACAAACCAGCCATCCTCACATTGAACTTGAAAAATCACTTCTCCGTTAACCTCAAAGTAACGTCTCTTGAATGTCTCGTCATCGCTGAACGGGATACACCGTGTCACAATTTCACACATCGTAGGTTGATAATCGGAAATCATCTCACCATTCATGCTATTGCCTCTCAACTTCTTTGTGTAAGTGATGATGCATGGTGATCTTTGTTTTTTCAACTGTAATTGTATCGGAACCAGAAGTTTCTCTGCGCGCGGGAACCTTATCCAGATCTGATTTTGGACATAAACAGCAGCAACACCGCCAATTACAAGAGTGATCAGCGTTCACTTTCACGGTAGGGACAACAGGGACCATCCAGCACCTCTGGTTTACAAAATCTTAATTGTAACCAGTGGCATTATAAAAATGAAGAGGTAGGGATAGAATGTAAAAATCTGGGGATGTACGGATCGAACGTACGACTTCCACTTTAACAGAATGGCGCTTCTACCACTGAGCTAATCCCCATTAATTCACTCTCGGTGATCCTCGTGATCCCGATTCGGCTCACCCCAGATGTCATAAGAAGGGTCGTATTCGCCCTTGAAGTCATCCCAACTCCAATTCGTTGGTCGGTCGTGTTTACCCAGCCATTCGCCAAAGCTCATGTACTCGTCCATTTCGCAGTGGAACCGAGGATTAGCTTCGTGAATCTGTTTTTCGAGCAGATATTCCGCCGCCAAGTTCTCTGGTTCTAAATCCAAAACATGGCAAAAAGCAATTGTTGCGCCGCATAGGAACATGCCTAGAGCGCAGTAGTGTAAAAAGCTATATAGTTTCATTTGACATCCATTTATTGACATCCTCCCCTTCCTTTAGGAAGGGGATTCCTACGGCGTCTTGCAAGTTTTGCAAAATCGCTTCGGTAGGTACTTTCGACCCGTGTGGACATTGTCCAGACCTTTCGCCAGGCACTCATGTCGTGAGTATCGCCCGTGGGAACTTGCTTTACGAAATCGCGATATCCTCGCGCATCGACATAGAAATATGTTAGCATGTGTATGATTTAAAAAAAAAGAAGCACGCTAACCCCGCCCTGAAGGACGGAGTTTGCGCGTGTCCATTTAATCATTTCCGAAAGTTCTACAAAAGCCGTCGCCATAGCCGTCGCCGTCGCCGGTGCCATAGCCGTTGCCGGTGCCGGTGCCGTCGCCGGTGCCATAGCCGTAGACGTAGCCGTAGACGTAGCCGTAGCCGGCGCCATAGCCGTCGCCGGTGCCGTCGCCGTCGCCGTCGCCGGTGCCGTCGCCGTCGCCGTCGCCGGTGCCGTCGCCGTCGCCGTAGCCGGTGCCGAGAATACCTTCAATTTCGATTACTTCCATTTTCCCTCAGAACAATTAGTCATAAAAATCACCTTATCTTTGTGAAATTTTGTCAGACCCATTGGCTCCAATTTAGTGTCAGGGAGTGGCCCATTCGCAGCAAGTTCGCCTAGCCCCTTGGTAGTTCCCCACCTGCGAACAACGCATCCGTTTATCAGCAAATACCAATCGCCATCTTGTTCGATTTGGCCCACAACAACCCAACCTTGCATTAACACTACAATCTTTTTCATACGTAATCTCCATTCAGAAATTTTCTTACCATGATCTGCTCAGCCGTCGGCTTTGGTTTAGGCGGTTCCTGCTCATATTGAACCGCCATCACAATTACAGATACGACTATAAACAGAGCCGTTAATGCAATCTTCATCTAAAAGCCAAATCCACTAGATACAGTCAGGAACTTGTCCACGCCCATTTGTGCTTCGATGAATGAGAGTCTTCCTTTGTCATTAACGGAAGAAAACCCAATAATTCCCGGAACCTGGATAATCCGCTGAGTAAAGACCCAACCTGGCTCGTGTCTCATGAAGTTGCCGAATTTCACGCCAGGACCGAAATAAACGCCCTGTAGAACCGTCGGTGCATAGTGATAAGCCACAGCTCCGGACATGGCCTGGTAGTTCGGGTGAATAAGGATGTCTGTAGAAATGTCGAATGCGTGTTCGCCTCGGGCAAATCTCGATCCGAGTCCCAATTGTGCACATGACATGTGTTGCATGTGTTTCTTTGCGAAGACACCCGTCCCTACTCGGACGTACTGGTGTTCCACCCACTTGGATTCGGGTTTGACATCGGCGCAGTATCCACACATTGCGAACGCGATTGCGAATAAATATTTAAGCATGATCTCTCCATTTTTGTTTTTTCAGCACAACTTACGGAATATTTTTCTCCCCAAACCACCTTAAATACAGCATCTTCTGGGTGCTCAACCACTTGGCATCCAGAAAGGAGGAATAGGAAGAGGATTTTCTTATAATTTTTCATCGTATTTGAACCACTTATGAACGGCATCGACGATTTCTTGGACCGCTTTGGCCACTTCTTGCTCGTAGATTTCGACTTCAGTTAGAGGACGATCCTTATGGGCTTGTTCCTTGGGCGGTAATACCGGTCTAAGTGCGCCGCGTTCACGTATATAGGCCCTGGCTTCCCATTGGTTTCCTTCTGAATTTTTCTTTGATCCCATACTCCATATCCTTCGTGGACGTGCCCAAAAACGTGCAATTTCAGAGTATTATAGTGATCCGCCTGCCATTTTAAAAGAGATTTCGATCCGACACAATCCATTTTGTCTCCGTTTACGCACAGATCCATCATGCCATAGGCGGGGCTGTGGGTGATCAATATGTCCGTGTCATCTGGGATCAAGCTCCACTTCTCCGACAATTGTGCGTCATTCTGGACAGTAAACGCCTTACAGCACGGGTTCATGCCCTCAAAAGCGGTAGTCCAAGGCGACCCCCAGATCTTCAGGCCTTCAAACTCCGTTCCGCAGTCGCACAGATATGTGCCATCAGGAGCCTCGTAAGAACAACAGCACGAATGCAGCAAATTATCGTGATTCCCAGCGATAAACACCTTTTTTTTGTATTTCTGGCTGTCTAACCACTGAAAAAACATTTCCCATTCAAATGTCCTGTCTGATCTCGTGTAATCCCCAGCGAGAATTAACAGATCTCCGCCCTCAAGTAGCGGATAAATCCCATGAAGATCCGATACGCAGTCAATGATCAATTGCTGCCTCCTGGAGGTGTTGTGCCAGGCGGCACGGGGATTCTAGGCGAAGGGCCGGTAGTTGACGGCGTCTGGCTGATCGGACTCATTGGAGAGCGCGGAACAGGGCTAGGAGGGATTTGCACTTGGACAGTCATGCTTTCACCACTGGGTTAGGAAGTCCGTTTAATTTTGGAGCGAAGTAAGGCCAGTATTGATTGTATGGGCCATAATAAGGGGGCAGTGACACCGCAACTGCTCCTACTCCACCTGCGCCTCCAACCGCTCCTTGCTCTGCGCTATAAGGCAAAGGCCAAGGGAATTGACGTGCTCTAGGCGGATCCTGCACAGCCACCATCCCGAGACCAGCAAACGGCGAACCGTTGCCTCCAGCGGAAGTGATTTGACTGGGTGGATTTGGCGGATTTACTCCTGGCATTTGGGACTCCTGTTTCGCTTATCTCTACTTATACCCTAAATTTCCATAAGTTGCTATAGCGCCTCCCGGATTTGAACCGGGGCAACACAGGTTATGAGACTGCTGCTCTAACCACTGAGCTAAGGCGCTTCATTTCCTAAATCCATAGAGAAAGCCAGGATCTCGCTAAAGTCCAGAGACACAAGCTCTTGTCCCGCGTATTCCACCAACAATCCCGCATACTTGCGCGTAAACACGTAGCCTCCGATCGAAATTTCTCCGCCATTTTCACAAGTGTCCGCTCCGTAAGACAGCACTTGGCCGATCTGGTACTCTTTCTTCTCGTCCGGAACAATCAGGAGGCCTTTTTTCTTCTCGAATTCCACCAATTTCACTAAAACTCGGTTTCCAACTGCACTAATCAAGGAAATCTCCGTATTGAATTTTTCTTTCATCATTTTTTTCTTGCAAAAACGACACAAAATCAACCGCATCCTCAAATTTCTCAAATCTCACGTCGTCCGCCACCATTTTTATCGCCTGCAGCACACTAACCCGGTCTGCGGCCTCCATTATGGCAAATGAAGACGTGAATATCGATGCTAGGATGACCTTGCCTTCGTAGCTGTCGCGCTTGTAAACGGCCAAAAAAGCCATCATAAAGTCGTCAAGAGCCTTATAAGCTTCAGGCGTCAGCACAATTCACTCCTATTCAAATAAGGGATGATGTTTATTGTATAACCGCTCTGCCTCAGCATCTGTAATATCACTCTTTTGTCCGTCCACATGCGTCTGAATGGCCATACAGGTGTAGCGAAAAGCGTCCGCGCCGTGGCTGTATTGGTCGTGAATGGGCTTATTTTTAAAGATTTGATAATTTACGTCAAACTCTTTTCGGTAGTTCTCCAAGCACTTAATCAGCCGCGAACACCGCTCCTCATCAATCCAAACGCGCGGGAAGACACTTCGGACACACTCGATACCGTCTTCCAGTTTAGTTCTAAGAGTCGGTAGTGTGATAAGAGGAATGCCAAGCCGGGAGGCGACTTCTTTTGTTGAGAGCCCCACTGAAAATGCGTGAGATTCAATATCATGGGGGCCGTAAAATTTGTCATACAAGTAGGGTTTGGACTTAATGATGGAAGCATAGAAAGCGAAAGCCTCTCCCGAATTTTCATAGTAGTCGATAATATGCACTTCTTGCCCGATAATCTGGAAGAACACAAGCGCCGTGGCGTCTCCGTATCCGATGTCAAATGCGACTGAAACAAGCGATCCTCGTTCCCAAGGAATATTTCCGAAGCGGCCTTCAAAGCGAGCTTCTCTAATCCATTTGGCATAGTAACTCCCGTCTATAGCTGATTCGAACGACTCATCGGGGGTAGATGGGTACTCCCGCTTCATGTCGTCCTTCTGGGTCAATAATTTCTTATAATACCAGCTCTTTTGTCCAGAAGAAAGTTTGATGCCCTTCTCTTCTAGCGTCTTGAAGTAGTCCTGAATCTCTTTGGGAATAACGATGCGTTCGTCTAGAATGTAGTCCGGACAATCATACCAGGAATAAAAATGAAACTTGTAGTCTAGAGAAGTCAAAGCCTTCGCGGATTCCTTCATCGCTTCGGCCTGCTTGCAAAGGTCATAGAAGTGGCCTTCTTTCCCCTCGGCAGTAGACTCGATGAACACATATTGCTTCGCTCCCAGTGTATTCAAGGATCCAGTCACAATTTCGCGACTCTTCTCAGGCCAGTGCGCACAGATCTTTCCGAACTCGGAGACATGCAAGTACTGGAGCGTAGTTCCCCTCATGCTGGTGCCGACCCGCACGGAGGAGTGGTTGCTGAACACGAGCTCCCGAGCGGAATCGACAGTGGCCGTCCGCAACATTTTAAGAGCTTCGGGCAACTTGTCATATGCGAACTTGATACGTTTGAACATCAACTCAGCGTCCTCTCGCGTATGGGCAATAATCCCAGCTGCTATATTCGGCTTAAAAAGGCACGTATCGAGGAACAACATGCACACGAAAGTGCTGATGCCCAGCTGGCGCGCCTTGAGGATTATGTTCGAGTACCACATTGTCGAATAAAGCTGCTCTTGAGCCCAGTTGAACTTAAACGTCCTCGGCACTCCCTGCTTATCAATGATCTGATAGAGATTGTTTAGCCGCCACCGCTGAGAAGACAGATTCTTCTCCAGCAACGCCATTTTATCTTGCTCAGCCTTAGACATTTACAACACCCAGCTAGCAACTTCCATCAAACCCGACAAAATACAGAACAGGCTCATGGCGCAACTGCCGACCATTAGAGGAAACAGCACAAGCCAAAAGAAGAAAATCAACACCCACTCTATAATCCAACTCAATATTTCGTTCACTACATCACCAATTTTTCATTACATTTTGTGCAGAAGAAAAAAGACTCTCCCGATCCTCGAATCTCTTCCTCTTCCCAGGCATGCTCACACTCGGCATAAGCAGTCTGCTTCTTCACCCTCTTAGGCGACCCCGTCAACGCAGCGAACCGAGCCGCCACCGCCTTCTGGCCCTTCTTATCCACGCATTCCTCGATGCAATCCACCAAGGCCCACAGACACTTCCTCACGTTCACCAACTCAAACTGGTCAACCTTCCTCACCTTCTTTCGCCAATCCTTCACTCCCATCCTCCAGCTAAAACAAACCTTATATTATAGATTTTATTTGAGCAAGCACCTCTTGCTCGAAAGACACGGCTGTAGTAAACTAGACCCAACCAAGGCGAACATGGACAAAACAAGAATCATCCTGTGTCTTATATCCGCAGCACTGAGCGCCTTATGGGCATTGTCTGTAGATGGTCTCTGGAAGACCTTATGCGGTTGCCTCATCATAGGGGCAGTGGTGTCGCTCTTTCACTTTTATCTACGCACGAGTGGCAAATGAGCGCACTTATTGAAAGTTTCGGCGATGGAGGACCCATCGAAATGAATCAAATTCTTCTTGGAGATTGTCTCACTGTCTTGGATAAATTAGAGCTGAATACTGTTGATTTGGTCTATCTTGATCCTCCATTTTTTACTCAGAGAGAGCAACGACTCGTTACTCGTGATGGATTAAAAGAATATTCCTTTGTTGATAGCTGGAATAACATTACTGAATATAGAGAATATATCAAACTGCGCATTAAAAAATGCAGACAAGCGTTACGTGATACAGGTAGTATTTTTCTTCATTGCGATCGATCAGCATCTCATCATTTACGCTTAGTGTTGGATGAGGTTTTTGGAGCAGAAAATTTTCAAAGCGAAATTATCTGGTCTTATCGTCGTTGGTCAAATGCAAAAAAAGGTTTATTAAATACTCACCAAGTTATTTTTTTCTATAGCAAAACTAATAACTTCAAGTTCAATCAGATGTATGATGATTATTCTCCCACAACAAATATTGACCAAATTCTTCAAGAAAGGGTTCGCGATGAACGAGGAAAGGCAGCTTATAAGACGGATGAAAATGGAAATAACGTTCTAGTCAAAGATAAAAAAGGTGTCCCTCTTTCAGATGTTTGGCAAATTCCTTATCTTAATCCAAAGGCTACTGAAAGAGTCGGTTATCCTACTCAAAAGCCGATTCATTTATTAGAGAGAATTATTTTATTAGTCACAAATGAGGGGGATACGGTACTTGATCCGTTTTGTGGAAGCGGAACTACTCTTGTAGCTTCTAAGCTTCTTAATCGTAGCTATATCGGAATTGATCAACAAAATGATGCTGTTGAACTTGCAAACCAACGGATAGCAAATCCAGTAAAAACTGAATCTGCTCTTCTGAAAAATGGATTAGATTCGTATAAGAACCAGGATAAAGAAACTTCTAATATATTAAGAGAAATTGGAGCTGTAATAGTTCAGAGGAATAAAGGTATCGATGGTTTTGTTAAGACTTCTAGCGGACTTATCCCCATTAAAATAAGAAAGATGGGAGAAAGTTTTGAAGAAGCAAAAATGCACTTAATAAGATCGAGCTTGAAAAATAATTACCCAAGAAAAATTCTATTGTTGCTCGATGACGTTATAGACGAACCAAGGCTTTTCGACATGTCAGAAAAAGATGTCATTGACGAGAGTATATTAATCTGTAGGGATATAGTTCAGTTAACGGAAGCTATCGGGTTATTAGAAAGAGAAAAGATCCGGCATATTACGGATGTGGGGAGAAGAAAAAATCCGAAGAGGTTTGTCTAACAAAATTAGCTGACCAATACATTGACGAGTGGGATCCGCTTCCTTTTTGCAGATATGCAGAGATGGAAGAATCCTACATCAAAGGTGTATATGACTTTTCCGACTGGTTAAAATTAAAGATCAGACCCTTAACCAAATCTTAACATAAGGGTAGGGGAGAAGAAAAAACCTGAAATTTTGGGAAAAATAAATGTGGGGTTAGGAGAATCCAT